TCTTGCCTGTCCTTACTGACATAGCTAAATAAACGATTTTAAGCTCTTTTAAGACACTAACTGCTTTTTGTGATAGTTCTTGTTGGTATGGTCTGAGTTCTTTCATTTAAAGTTATATATTTGAGTGTTTTTATATTTTAAATTCTTCTCTATAAACTCGATTTCTTCTTTGTCGAGTATCTTGTAAAATATAGCAGCTCCTCCTGTAAACTTCATCTTCTTTATAAATGTTTTCTCGTTGAGGTAATTTCTGTATGATTTTTTGCATTGGTCTAGCATAAAAGTGAATTTACATATGCCATCTAATCTCTGATCCACTGACCTTACAACTCCAACTTTGTTTATGAAGGAGTTGATGTCGATATTATCACTTGTCTTTACTGTTGCCATTCCTGATATGTCTTGGAATATTGTTTTAGCTTCTTTTGACGCTATTTTCATTATAAATGATAGCTCTTGATAATTTATTCCCATAATTAAAAATCTATTTCGTTAGTATCTTTTTCTGTTTGAATCATAAACCATGCGTGACCGTTAGAACTTGCTTCTTGATATGTCAATTCCTTGAATGAGCAATATTTCTGAATCCAGATATTAAACTTCTTACGTGTTAACCACTTCTTGAAATCTTGGTAGTCCTCCACAAATTTGTCATAGTATAGTTTCTTCTCTAGCCTTACATTACGACCAATATTCTGACTGTCTTCTATCCATTCTAAGAACTCCATTGATGTTTCTGCTATGAATTTACGCATCTTAATGTTTTTAGCATTTTGAGGAACTAGACCTTGCTTCAAAAATGATTGTAGACATCTGATCATATAGTTATCAAACTTTAAGAATTCAGCTCCATCCCAGTCGTCGAATAGCTGTCTACCAAATTCATCAAATGGAGTTAACTTCTTGCCATAATATTGAGCTATCTCTACCTCAAATCTTCTTCTGTCGTGACTATTTCCTTCACCTTTTATTGCGTAATTAGTTGAGATAACCATCTTAGGAGACTCTTCTACATTTAGTTTAATAGCGTCCTTGTTTTTTCTTTCTAATGTCATTCCTTCTGTAACTAGAGAAAATTTATTCTCGAAATTAAAGTTACGGATAACGTCATCGAATACTAATATTTGAGTCTCTGTAGAAACTGTCTGGTAAGGAAATGATTTTTTATCATCAAATGTCTTTCCATCTAGTACAGCTATTTTCCTTATTTGACTAAGACCTTGAACAAATAGTCCTTTTCCAGTACCTCCTTCTGGATTATCTGTTATGGTTTCGTCGTTGAGTATAATCGCCTTGTTGTTCATTTTATTCTTGTAAGTAGATAGTAGATATCCAATTACTGTCTCTAGCGATAATGGTTCGTCATTAGAAACGTTATTAATAAAAGTCTCGTATTCATTACTGAATTCATCTAATAGCTCGAAATCACGATTTATGATTTGATTTTCCCAAATATATCCTCCTACTGTAAAATACTCAACCAATTCAATTGAATTCTTAGTTACTTCTAAAACCCCGTTCTTGAACGCAATAAAAGACTTCTCTCTTGTGTCCTTTAACATCATCAACTCAATAGTTGGTAACATAAGTAGATATGGCTCAGAGAATAGATTATTAAACTTAGCACAGTAATTCCATACCTCCATCTCTTCGTGTTTAACCAAGTAATCAAGTACAAAATCTTTGATTCGTTCTACAGATGTTTCTACAACTTTATTCTCATTAACATAGACAAGTGTAGGTTCTGTAGATTCAAAAGGGAAGTACTTCTTAAATCCATTTCTCTCTAAAAAGTTCTTATATCTAAATGGATTGATAGATACTTTGCCTTTATCATCTATTATCCAAAATGCATCGTGCTCTGTTTCATTAGCAAGCTCTTCTATTATATCTTCTGCTACAGCATATTTGTCAACTACAAACTTCTTCCCTTTCTTTAAATCAGACTTAATTAAGTCTATCTTATTATAATCCTCAAAAAACTTAGAATCGAAAGACCGTTTTCTATAAGCTGACTTGATTGTTGTTTTAGCTTCTGACTCAGAAAAATCTCCATCTATTACGTTGGTCAAGATATATCCTTCTGCTGTATATTCAGGTATCCCGTATTCACAAAAAGCGCCAGCTAAGTCAAAGATGAATGAGTTACGCTCCCCTTCTACAAAATCCTTCTTCCAATCAAATCGCATTATCTTTTCTATTATCTTACCCTCGTCACTAATTGGGATTAATGGAACTCTCTCTGATATAGAATATCCTTCGTCTATTAATGGAACATCAAATACCTCTGCTTCCATATTGATATAGATATTTGGATCATAAGACTCAAAACATACTCTATCTATATTACTGTTAGATATATCAAAGTAATCATAATTAAACTTCTTTTGAAATGCTTTAAAATACTTTGGATGTGTCTCCTTAGTTGCATTTGGTATTCTTACTACCCCTTTTATTCCTTTTCCACTAGGAGATATAAATAGGGATATAAAATAAGGATTAGCTTTTAGCATCTCCATTTGTTTATCCATTGTCTCTAAATCTGGGTATTTATCAAAATCCACAACCATAAGACCTGAATGTGCTATAAGCGAATTAGAATTTCTCTCAGTGAATTCCCCAGCAAATAATATGCAAGGTAGAGAGTTCTTACAATCTTTTTCCCCATTTCTTATTCTGTCTATTAATTCCTTACTCTTACCTACTCTTATTCTATCTAATACAGTATTAAGCTCCATAGAGTATGGAACATCCTTTGATTTATATAAATCCTTAAATACACTTATCTTCATATTTGTTAATGTTTTGTTAATGTCCACTGTTTTTATTCAGTGTTTATAGGGCTTAAGAGAGAAAAGTGGACATTTTTACGTTTTTTAGCCTCTTTTGGGGACACCCCCCTTGTTTTTGGAATTTCGTTAATAGGGGTGGGTATAAAACACCTCAAAAAAGTCACTATCCTCACTTTCTATATCGTATTTACCAGTTGGTATATCATAATCGGTATGGAATGTAACGATATGACCACCCATATTATGGTGCTGCGGCTTCAGTAAATGTTTTCGGTCGTCTATAGTAGGGACTGATATTTTTATTGACTGATAGTCCACTACTAGCTTAATGTATTCATTGGAGAATATCTCATTATTAGAGTATATCCTGTAGCACCTATTCCTAGACTTATCTTTGTAGATGCTAATCTGATTAAAGTTTCTCATATTGTCCATTGTTTTGCCATTGCTTTGGCTATTCCTTGAAATGTTTTGCTTCTTAAAGTTCTTCTTTGCTCAGGATTTTTTGCTTCTCTTAAAGCTTTGTAATACCACATCGGCATACGTTTTTTTTCTCCTTTTTTACTTGTAAATTCAAAAAACTCTCCTTTTTCAACTATATCTGTTGGTTCTAGTTCAGGTATATTTTTTAGCCATAAGCAAGTGCTTTTTTGTGCTTTATCACCAAACTGCCATGGCTGAACTATTTGATCTGGTTTTCTGTATTTACTAGACATAATCCCTATTGGATTTTCAATTGCTATTTTCGGGATTGGTGCGTTAATCAAATCCATAAAAAACTGAATACTTTTTTGTTGGCTTCCATCAGCTATTTTTCTTTCAAAGTGTCTTGCTCCGCTAACTGCTAAATCTGTACAAGGTGGAAACGCAATCATCATATCCCATCCGATTGATATAACATCAAACACATCTTTTTGATAATGCCATTCTGGATGTCCACCGCTACAAGGCAATAAATCACAACTAAATGCTTCGTGACCTAATAATCTTAATTCTTTTGTGACAGCCTGAGACTCTTCACACGCTACTAGTATTTTCATATCTATTTGTTTTTCTGTAAATGTAGTATAAAATATATAATCCACAACAGTAGTTAAGAAACTTTTAACAGTTAGCGAAAAATTTCGTTAATAAAAAAGCCACAGCGTTAACTGTGGCTTCCAAAAACAAAACAAAATAAAAACTAGAAATCTAAATCTTCTACTTCAACCTCAGCAACTACCGGCTCATCTTGTTGAACTAAGTATGTTTTTAAGTATGATTCTAGAGAGTCAAAACATTTATCAGCATCAGCCTCTTCAGTTGACGTTAAAACATCTCCTACAGTGAAATCCGGAGTAGTAAATTTAACAGCTCCTTTTTTACCCTCAATAGCCTTATTGATTTCAACCCAATTTGAGGCTAGTTTAGATCTATTAGCTTTGGTAAATTCTCCCCATCCTTGAACTGCAGAGGCTTTTAATTTTACATTCGCTAGAGATCCATCTTCAAGCATAATGTAAATTGACTTCAAGTAATGTCCTCCAGCATCTTTTACTTTATTCTTGATGTCTGTATAAACGCCCTTAGCAATAACTCCTCCTTTAAATGCCTTTGCAGTCATTTCTTGCTTCCCGATATACTTCACTTCATTAGAGAAGATTCTTGAAGAAGACGCATCATTCCATCCGCCAAGTGTATGCAATTCATCTAATACTAAAAACTTGAATGGAAGTGTCTGTACTACTTCTTTTTCAGCAGCTTTATCCCAGTAAGAGAATGACTTGTCGTTTGACTTCCATTCCATAAAACGAGTTGATGGATTTGCTGTTGGTTGTGCGAATGCGTTTTTACGATTACTCATAATATTATTTATTTGGTTGAGTGGATTTTAAGATGCTCCTCTCTATACATCTGTAATTAGCACCCCTCTTAATAAGAGTAGGGTCACGTTTATTGAATAATATTATTATCTTTAATAAACTTGCTGAGAACTCATTGCTATTGTTAGAAAATACGCTCAAATATGAAAAAACGTACATACACTTTCTCAAGGTGTCAATAGCTCTAGGATTACGCCTAGTATCTTTATGCTACGCAAAGGTGTTCAATGTTTAACCTAGGGTGCTAAATTAATACTTATTTAATAAACTACCAAATTTTAATGCAAGTATTTTACGATAAATTTTATTTACTCTTTCAGAATTTAATCCTCTTGAGTGATTGTGGTTCATTACTCTGGTAATTCTTTGTAGCTCTGTCTTTGCCATTTTTATATATTTGAAAGGTTAATTGTCTTATATCCTAGTGGAGTAAATGAAGCCATTGTCCACATATCATTGTAAATTTCACATCTGTAAATTCTAGCGTCAAAAGATGGTATCTCCTTAAAAGCTCTCTTGGTCGATGATTTATCATAAGGGAATGCCTTCTTTAATATCTTTCTAATCCTTTTTTGCTTGTCGCAATCTATTATTATCACTAACTTCCCTTTAGCCAATTTATTAATTATTTTACTCCGTTTCATATTGTGAATTTTTTAACAGTTTAACAATATACTCCTCTTTTATTTTAATAGCTTCCTCGATTCTTTTCTTCATTATATCTATAAAGCCCTCATCCCTCTCCACTATTATTGTGTGGTGATATTCTCTTCCGTTTAGCTGTAAGTAGTTAAAGAAATAAGCTCTTTTTGAATTAGAACACATCATTTGCATCTGCATCTGAGCAATATATTCCTTATCAATAATCCCATCAGCAACAAGTTTGAAGAACTTAACTGCTCTAGGACACTTAATCTCAAGTATTGCTTCTGTACCAACCACTCCATCAGGAGATGCTCCTGCGTGTTCACCGTATGGAAACATATAAGATTCTATAGTTTCCGGGTATAGTTCTTTGAATTTCCCAAATGCAATTGGTTCTAGCTCTATACCTCTACGCATATCCCAAGACTGAACATTCTCTTCAACCTGACCGTAAAGTGACTCTATAGCTTTCTCTACTGCGTAAGTTTCTCCCGTTTGACCCAAACCCCGTACTCCCAGAAGTTTATGAATTTGACTAGCAGTAAACTTACCGAACCTGTCTTTGAACCATTCTTCACTTCTTTGTTCCCCCGCTTCTGGTTTTTTAATTGGTAGCACCTGCGGCTCTCCATACGATGTTGTTCCGTTTGCTTTGTAAAAAGCCTCGTTCTCTTGCGCTCTCTTTTGTCTTGCTGATTGAAATAACTCTTTGCTCATATTTGTTTGTTTTTTAGTTGTTCTATCTCGTGCCAATCTTGCTCTGTGTAATGCTTCAACCTCTTATCCCACAGCGGACTTGAGAAGTTTTTATGCGGTTTCATTATATCTATTACTTCCATAACTGAATATGGAATTTCTAAATCGGTTGCCTCGGTGGGGTAGTTGCCTCGGAGGGGGTAATCAAACGCATTTTTGAATCTCCAGTAATCCAGGTTTTTATATGCTTTTCGTACCTCCTGGAAAACATTATTGCTTTCTAATCCAGCAATTTGATTCTTGTATCTTCTCACATCCAATTGCTGCACACCTAATGTAATACTAATTGGCTTAATTCCTCTGTCCTGGAATTCCTCATAAAAGCATAATCTCAAATATCTCGTTCTTAAAGATTTGCTCTTTATTCGGATATCAATATTAAAAACACTGTTTATTTGTTCTATTTTTTCTCTCATAACTTTGACTTAATTATTATACAATTATCATTATTAATATACTCTTTGATCACTATTTTTAATGAAGCTTCTTTCATATCCAGATCTCTCGATATCTCTTCAGTTGTTTTGATAAGCCTCATTAATATCCAGTATTCTATTATATGCATCCTCTTTTTAGAGTGATTGATTCTTCCGTACTTCCTGGTTATCAAATCCGAAAACTTATCAGCATTATAATAACACGTGCGATATACCTTTTTTGCTGGATATATATTATTTTCACGAATATAAACGTATATCGAGTTGGTGCTAACGCCTATTTTTACTGCTATTTCTTCTACACTATTCATTTTTAAATTCCGTTTGCCTCGGTGGGGTCTTGGTTGATATTAAATTCCGTTTGCCTCGGTGGGGTAACGACTTCCGATTGCCTCGGTGAGGTCTAGTCTACTAACCCGATAAGGTAATAATAGTCTACTAACCCGATAGGGTAATAATAGTCTACCAAACCGATAGGGTAACAATTTAACTCCTTATCTTACTACGTTACAAATGTACTTCGCTTATATATATATATATGTTTATAAAACCATAAAAAACAACTTTAAAGATACGTTTTTTTATAAATAGTCAAAAGTTAACTAACTGATAATTAATCATTTAAAAAATAAGTATGTTAAAATTATGTTAAAAAGTTGCAAAATAGTTTTCTTATGTTGTATATTTGCTGAAGTAAAAAACCAATAAAAAATTTATATCATGAAAAAAGAAAACAGAAACCTAGCAATTTTTTTAATAGTTATTACAATAGCTATCGTATTAGTTAGAACATTTACAATAACACTTTATAAATAATAAGACCATGAAAGTAATAAACAATTATTTAAGCCTTTTCGACTTCGACGCATGGAGCGGAGCAGTTGACACAAAAAATACAATAATCGAAAACGGCAAAGCCTCCGATTTTGAATGTTTAATAGACGAACTTTTTCCCGACGGGTTAACTGAAACCGAATTAAACGACTTTCTTTGGTTCGACGATGATTTTATTTTTGAACAACTAAATATAGATAACGATGAAGCATAAAACTGAAAAAATAATACTACTTTTTTTAATAGTAGCTATTTACGGAATTTTTACCCTTTTACTTAACCTTATAAATTTAATATAAATTATGAAAACGAAAACTTTTAAAATTGGAGAATACTGCATAGGGGGTATAATAAAAGTAATTATCAAAAACGATAAAATTAACATACTTTGCTTAGATTATTACACTAAAAAGGAAATTAACAACGAGAATTTTAATATCAATGATATTTATTCAATCGACGATTTTTTAAATGTATTAACTAGTTGTTACTATAGTGATAAAATTATTAACTACATAAAAAATATATAATTATGGACTATAGAACTACGGCAATAAAGAAAGCCCAAAATAGAAACTTAATATTAAAACTACAAAAACTATCCAACATGCAAAATATAACAACAAAAGAAGCAAAAATTGAAGCTAAAAAATACAAAGTTACCACTTTATTAAGTAAGGGAAATTCAAACGCTAAAACGATTAAAAACGACGTGAAAAGCTTCATCCTATATTTAGCGCCTTTTACCCAAAACAATAAAGGTATTAACCTTTGCCCTTCGGCGTCAAGTGGGTGCGCTGCAGCTTGCTTGCATACGGCCGGACTTGGTGGTGTGTATCCATCCGTGGGTATTTCGAGAATGAATAAAGCCAATTTTTACGTAAATTCAAAACCTCATTTCATTAAATTACTAGCTTACGAAATTCAAAATGAAGTTAAAAAGGCAAAAGGCGAAAAGTTAGTTTTTAGACTTAACGGGACTACAGATATTGACTTTATATACTTATTAAAAAAATACGCCAATTTAGACGTGCTAAGCCTTGAAAACGTATACTTTTATGATTACACTAAGATATTACAAAAAGCAATACGATACCAAAATGCCAAAAACTATAGTGTAACCTTTTCTCGTTCCGAAACAAACGAAACCGATTTTTTAGAGGCTGTAAAATTAGGTATTAATACGGCGGTTGTATTTTCGCATTCTTTGCCCGACGTTTATGCGGGTGCAAAGGTTATCGACGGGGATAAAAGTGATATTGAAATGATTTTTAATAAAGGCGTTATTTTAGGACTTAAGGCAAAAGGTAAGGCGAAAACGGATAAAAGTGGCTTTGTAATATTAACCGATAAAAATATATAATTATGATAGTGATAAAGTCAAATAGACAAATAAGCCGTATTTTAAAGGCTAAACTAGAAAAGTCAATCGGTTCGACGGTTTTCGTTCGTTACAATTGTATAGAGGTATTTTTTAATAGCAATAGAACGGATAACATAATTGAGGTGTTAAAAGAATATAAAAAGCAAAATTTTAAAATTGTCACCTTTACAGATAAACAGTTTAAATTAACGGCAAACAAATGGGGTTATAAAAAAGACTATTTAAAAGAGGTGCAAAGCTTACCTTTAAAACATCGTTTTACGTGGTTTATAGATAACAAAGAGGGGATTCAGTCAGTTACCCCAATAACAACAAAACAATTAAATAACATTATAAAAATCAACTAAAATGGAAAACACTAAATTAATACAGTATTTAAACGAAAACAGACAAATCGAGTTATATATTGACTATGTAAACAATTTTGTAACTGTGAAACGCTTTGCCGAACATTACGGACTAAGTGTGGACGGAGCAAACCTTATAATAAATCAAGGGCGTGAACTAAACAAACCGATTAAATTACAGATAACAAAACGTGAATTTTTAGACTATTACTTTAATGGCGGTCTAGGTAGTGACAATCAATGTATAAAAGATTGTTTAATTGATGAGCTTATAAATAGTTTAGTAATTAAACAATATTTTAGTATCAATACTGTAGAAATATTCGAGGGCTACGAACATGGTAATATACTACTATGCTATTGTGTTGACTCGTTTGGTATGGATGATAGTTTGCTATTGGCTGATATCGGTAGACCTTTCACTCTTGAATTAATAGACTGATATTGTAGCATTGGGGTTAATGTTTTGGGGTAAATAAAAAGCTCATTGAGAGTAAAGCACTTTTTTTCACACGTAAATTTCGATTTTAATGCACCTTTGCGGGTGCTTTTTCCGTTTTCGGTATATTGTTATAGCAGTACTATTTCAATAGTTTATAAGAGCTATTCTTATAGCGTGCAGCTGTTATAGCGTGCAGCTGTTATAGCGTGCAACTGTTATAGCGTGCAACTGTTATAGCGTGCAGCTGTTATAGCGTGCAACTGTTATAGCGTGCAACTGTAATAGCGTGTTACCGTGATAGCGTGTTACCGTGATAGCGTGTACCGTGATAGCGTTTTACTGTTCAAAAAATTGAAAAAAGCGAAAATACTGGAAATGATATATAGGTAGATCCAATTGAAACGGCGACTGCCATAGAAAAAAACTATACCCCCCCTATGTAGGAACTCCATACCTCTCACAAATTTTTGTAAGTGCTTATTAGGTGTAAGAATTTTCTTATAGCAGTGAACATTAGTGAACATTTTACCCTCTTTATACCCACCCCTATAAAATGAAATAGAAAATTTAGGGGGGTGTCCCCAAAAAAGGCTAAAAAACGTGAAAATGTCCACTTTTCTTTGGTAACCCCAGTAAACACTGAAAAAAAACAGTGGACATTAACAAAACGTTAACATATTTATTTATTTAAATGTCCACTTTTATATTTATATCTTTTCTTATTTGTTTATATAAAAATAAATTATTATCTTTGAACCTTATAGATTTAATTATGAAGAAGAAAAAGATAGATACTGGATATGAGAAAGAGGGTAGATTTTATTCCCCTTCTGATGTGGAAAAAGTTTTTGATTCTATAATTAGGGAAATAGAATATGGATGCTCTGTTAGAGAGATATTGAGAAGAGAGGAGACTCCATCTCAACGAACGTTCTTTAAGTGGTTAAACCTCGACGATAATAAAGTGGTTAGATATAACCAGGCAATGAAGCTTAGAGCTCATAATTTATTTGAAGAGATTTTAGAGATAGCTGATTCCCAAGACAAAGATGTTTATATCGATAAAGATGGAAACGAAAGAACAGACCACAACGTGGTTAATAGGTCTAAATTACAGGTTGACGCAAGAAAATGGGTAATAGGTCGTATGGATCCAGCTAAGTACGGAGATAAGATGGATATTAC